CATCCCTTATATTGGTTATTAGTAATTACCCGTTGTTGTCAGAAGAAGACGGTTTAACCTCAGTGACCGGAGCAGTCTGAGGTTCTTTAGAAGGCTCAGGAGCTTTAGCTTCAGCAGGAGCAACAAAGCCAAGTTCTTCAAGCTTACTCCTCTGTTCAGGATCATTGAGCGCCTGAAGGAACTCAGATGGAGAGTTATTGAAAGAGGCGCGAATGTGGGACGGAAGGCTTTCAAAGTATTCAGTTGCACGAGCAACAGCATTCTGAGCAGTCTGAAAATCTGTGACGCCAGAAAAGTCGCCAAACTGAATTGGGCGCTTCGGCGAAAAAGGATCAGTCAAAAAACCGGTCTCAGCATACTTTTGCAAGATGTTGTCGATCATGGTCTCATCTTTAAAGTGCTGTTGAGTCATCGACGGTTCAGTAAAGACAATGCCTTCGGCAGTAGCGTTTGTGTGATTAATTTTGAACTTCATATAAGCTCCATATAAAAAAGTCCTCGCACTGCGCAAGGACTGATTAGAAGAATCTCCGTGTTGCGGCCGCGTCTGTACTTAGACTTCGGCCTTAGCAGGCGCGGCCGCTTTGAGATCCTCAATCGAAGAAACAAAAGCAGTCGCGGCAGCAATCTGTGTCGGAGCAGAGGCTACAAGCTCTCCAGTCTCATCAGAGTACTGACCGATCTCATAAAGAAAGAAATCGTCGGGATGCTGACCAACGGTAGTGCGACTATCACGAACGAGATCAGAGAAAGACCGAGATGCATCAGCTGCAGAACGGCTGAAGAACGGCGTATTAAAAACCTGAAGTTTAGAGTCGAAAACGGAAAAAACCTTAAGGATCATGATTGATTCTCTTCCATAACGCGTCTGAGTTTAGCGGCTTTCAGTTCTTGGACGCGTTCACGAACTGAGAGACGTTGCGGCGAAGTTTCGCCAGTATCTTCAAAATCACGACCTCGCTTTTCGCGAAGACGCTTAATCTCTTCATAACGAACAATATCAGAACGCTCCAACAACTTATCAAAATAAGCTGGAGGATTCATCATAATCTTCTCGCTAAGAATAAGTCGATCATTAGTATAAATATCAGTCATGTACTTTTCACAAAAGTCATGACCAATGCCAGGTTTAAGCGAGCAATGACAAAATTCAGCAACCTTACCGTCGTAATGCTCAAGCTTCAAAGGACCTGTAATTTTCTTCGTAACATAACGAGCGACATAAGCGGCAGTCTCAAAGTTGACTGAACCAATCGAACTAAAACCATACGGCCAAAGTTTCTCAAGCGTACGGCTACGATATAAGTTATTGCCTCGACGAATCGACCAGAGCTGTTTATCTACAAAAGTAACGCCAAAAATTATGGCGTGATAGTGAGGACGACCAAGCTTATCGCCATACTCACCACACATAAAAAAGCGAAGCTGTTGACCAAAACGGCTCATGAAGTATTTACGCATGCGCTTCATGAACAGCTGAAAATGCTCGTAATGAAGTGAGCCATCAGCAGGCAAATGAGCATCATCATAAGTCAGCGTAAGAAACATGTTGTTCTTATGTGACTTAGCTTCAACAACACATCGAGCGGCCCATTCACGAGACTTAGAAAGACGACAGCCAATGCATTGACCACAAGGAATCTTAAACTCAGAAAACGGAATAGCCTTCGAAGGATCAAAGGTTACAGCGTTACGAGTACCGTCTTTAGTCTTAGATCCGGCGAGACGATAAGCCGTTATTGGGTGAAAGCAAGGCATTTTTCAAGACACGCAATATGAAGCTCATGAAGAATCGTCTCACGAGAAGAGCGAAAACGAACCTGAAATGAACAAAGAGCGACCCAAGGGCGATCGCGATAAAGCGTCCAGGTCACCATCTTGCGACGACCAACATAAGTAGTATCTCCAGGAATGAGCCAGCAGACGCCAAAGTCCTTGAGAGTCAAACGAAAAGCCGCAGTAGCCATAACGTAACCAAATGAAGTGAGATGCTCAAAATGATAACTATGACGACCGCGGCAGGTAAATAGGGTTAACGCTTAAATGCGGAAACCGCCACGCATAGGCGTAGCACGAGTATTCAAAGTCTTCGTGCGTGATGCACCTTTACGGAAAATACGCTTAGACGCCTTACGAGAAAGCTTGTGACGACGACGAGACATATAAACCTCACTTTTTAAAAAACTTCTTAACGGCCTTGAAGGCCTCCCAAATCATTGAACCGGAGTTCAACAAAACATTAACGAACTTTAAGATCGCATCTATCATTTCGCAAGACGAGCAGCACCTACCGCAGAAGTAGCCGCTGAAGAAGTATTGTTAAACGGATTGATAAGACCCATCCACTGACCAAACTTCCAAGCTGAAGAATGATCGCGCATGTAATCAAAAACCATCTTTTGCTTTTCAGCGGCAATAGCAGAATTCTGGGTCATGAATTTCGCTTGCTTCAAATTCTCTTCTTGAATCTTATTAGCAATCTCTTGACCTTTAGTTTGCGACCACATCAAATTTGAAGAAGAATCAGCAGCAACAGACTGAGCACGTTTCAAACCAGCATCAGCTTGCAGAGCCGAATTCTGAACGTAAGTCTGTTTCTCAAGAGCATCTTTCAAACTCTTCTCAGAGTGCTGAGTTGACGCTTCAGCACCAGACTTCATAGCGCCAGCGATATCAGGCGGAACGATCGTAGGTGCATTACCAGGAGCGCCAGAACCACCTGTAGCAGACAGAATCGGATTGAGACCAGCTTTACGCATATCAGCAACTTCCCACTGATGCCGATTCTGCATAACTTCTTTCTGATGCTTCCAGCCAAAAAAAGCCGATAAAGCAGAACTACCTAAATTAGCGGCACCGCCTATAGCTTCAGCCCAAGGAAATCCCATATCACTGTCCTAAAGCAAAGATAACAACAGTACCAACAACGGCAAGCCAAAAAACTAAAGCCATATCAACTCCTTAGAAGTGATCGACCAAGCCAGGCACCGAGTAAACAGGCATCGGACGAGCGCACTTCAAACGAATATACGAGTCAAACAAAAATTGCGGCTCATTCTGAACAGCAATCACACGTTCCACAGGCGGATTATCCTCAATGAATTGCGAAGACAATGTCGGCAAAGAAGAAAACTTCTGAGCAAGATGCCAAGAATCGAGCGGCTGCGGATCAGTCGACCGGAACTTGCCAGTGATCTGGCCAGGATAATAACGATACTCCGCATAACGCTCTTGATAGCCAAAAACATCATCGTCATCAGCAGTGCCTTGAGCGTAAATCTCTTTGTTGAGAACAGCTTGTTCACCAAGATGTGCTAACACAGGCCAATAGAAATCAAAACGACCTTGACGCGACCACATGCGATTCAGACCTTGCTGATAGGTGAGATCAGCACGAACATTCACAAAGCCAAAAACATAACCGTGCTCGACAAAGGACTTAGAGAAGCCATGGAACGAATCTGAAACGACACCGAAAGCAGCCAAATTACCTTGCGGAGTCGTGTCATTCGTAGCTGAAGTCTGCTGTACAGGATTGATCGAAATGCGAGCAGAGGAACCACCGAGGTATTCAGGACGCTGGAGACGAGCATCAGGCGAGATTACACCAAAGTGAGAACGCAAAATTTCTGTGTATCGCGTACCACCGCGGGCATCACGCTCATAGAGCTTTTGAATCTGGAAGGCCTGCCGCAAATCGTTAATGGAAATTGGCGTAGCAGTAGAAAGATCAGCTTTACCTGTAAGAGCAGGATTAAGCCAACTGACAGAACGAAACTCACCAGAACCATTATCCAATCCAGTTCCAACAGAAAGTGCAGCAACCTTAAATCTAGAATCAATAGAAGCAGCGTTAGCGTAAAGACCTCTAGTAGTTGCATCTACAGTCTGACTACCGTAGGAGAAAGTAGGTGCACCATTAGCACTAATTGAAACGTTTGCGCTACCACCAATCGAAATCTCTACGCCAGGTCCCTTCTGCGGCCATGGCAAACATGACGTGAAATAGTCGTGACGCTTACCACGACGAACAAGATTGTAGTCAGATAGATTGTCCGGACCGTCGCCGGTCGGAACATTCAAAGAATCCTGAAGATTCTCATCACGGAACCATTCATTAAAGATCAGGTTATAGGCACGGAAAGGCAACGCATTAACTCTCAATTCTTTACTAACATTCGTCGGAAGACCGAAATAGTCCCACAGAGTTTGATTCTGGACATTCGTGCCAGAAACAGTAGGAATCAAAAAGTCCGTTGAATCACTTGGATTCTTCTGTTCACCATTGAACTTCTGCCAGTTGTCCCAAACAAGGCGATTAGGAACAAAGAAAAAGAAAGTCTCTAAGTACAGATTGTCCATAAAAGGGACAATAGGAGTAGCCAGACGAGCAAAAAGCGTGGCAGTCAGCTTAAAACTATCTCCTGGCAAAACTTCGTCTACATAAAAGGGTACAAGAAAACCAGAATTAAAAGTTGTCTTATATCCATGAGAACGGTCAAAGACCGATCGAGGAATCTGAGTCGAAGGAATCTGAGAGAACAGATGCTGAGTAGAACGATTAACTGATGACATCTAAAAATCCATAGCTATAGATAACAAAAAAGGCGGCTAGGTCCGAAAGCCCTCTC